TGACTGGGAGCTCTCAACAGAGTCTCTCGAAGACAACATCGAAGGTGCAGATCTCGAAGATCACATTGCACGTATGATGGCAACACAGGCAGGTAACGACATTGAAGATGTTATCCTTAACGGAAATACAGCTCTCTCATCAGATGCACTATACAAGTCATTTGATGGTATCGTTAAGCTTGCAAAGGCAAACGGTCACGTTGTAGATGCAGCTGGTGCAGGAGTATCAAGAGCGTTGTTTAACTCAGCTCTCAAGGCTCTCCCACGTAAGTACAAGCAGCGTCGTTCAGACCTCCGCTTCCTTGCAGGTTCAAACCTTATCCAGGACTTCCTATATGCTAACAGCATCGGAACAAACCAGACAATCCCACAGGATATTGCTTCAAGCATCATCCGTGGCGATGTCCAGCCTCTTGGCGGACCAGCTGGTTACGTTGCACCATACGCATTCGGTATTCCAATCGTTGAAGTCCCACTTCTTCCAGAAGCACAGGACGGCACATACTCAGGAGAAACAGGAAACCACGGTGACGTTCACCTTACATTCCCAAATAACGTCGTAATTGGTGTTAAGCGTGATGTAACAGTTTACCGCTTCTTCTGGCCACGCAAGGACTCAATCGAGTACACACTTTACACACGTGTTGGTGTTCAGATCGAGCAGGCAGACGCCTGGGTCGTTGTTAAGAACGTTAAGGTAGCATCATAATTAGATAGCTATTACGAATTGCCCCCGAATTAATTTTCGGGGGCTTTTCATTTTAATTTATCAATGCTATAATTAACATACCTAGAAGAAGGAGCATATATGTCTTTTGACACATTAAAGCTAGCAGAATTAAAGCAAGTAGCAGAAGATTTTGCGGTAGATATTACAGGACTAAAAAACAAGGAAACAATTATTGCAGCACTAGCTGAAGAAGGCGTTACTTGGGGAATTTATTCCAAAACAAAAGAAAATATTGAAGAAGCGGAAGACATCATGGATGAAGTTCTTCCAAAGTTTGATCCTAAGGCAAGCCAGCCTGAAGATACAGTATTAGTAAGAATGACCAGAGCTAATTTCAGATATGATATTCTTGGTTATACATTTACTAAAGAGCACCCATTTGTTGCGATGACAAAGGATCAGGCTCAGGCAATTTTTGATGCAGAGGAGGGTTTTAGATTAGCAACCCCATCAGAGGTTCAAAACTTCTATAACTAATCTAAACATATAAATGGCAGAGGTTTTATTAGATACAAATTCACCTATTAAACACAGATTATTCTGGAAGGGTGAGCCAACTGACTCTGATGTTCTTCCTCACGTTCATGTGTATGATATAACAAATGATCATACTATTGACCCGCCAATTAACCCAAATACTATAATAGCAACACTGTACGCTGAGAAGGTAGAAACAGACTTTGGAGTATATCAGGTCTTTCTACCACTCAGTCTTACAAATAGAATTAGAGAATTTAAGTTCATATGGAACTATGAAGTAGAAGGCAACGATGTAGTAAAAACCACAGAGGTCTATATCACAAAGCCATACACAGATATTACTCAGGCTATAGATGAGCTAAAGTTTGGAGCGGATCCAAGCGACCCATCCTATAAAACATTTGCAGACCTTCAATTAGCTGAGAGATATTCAAGAAATAAAATTGAAGATTTTACTGGTCAGCAGTTTGCGCCACATGAAATGACTTATGCCGTTTATGGAGATAACTCAGATATTATATCTTTACCAGAAAAGGTAATAGAGATTCATAAGATTTATGCAAATGATGTGCTACTTGTAGATAATCTTGAAGATATAAATAATTGGTTATATGAGCCACAAGTTACAGAGAGTGGTTATGGAATCAGAGTCAACAGACAAAATATTATAGACAACACAGTTTATTCTGCAAATGGTATGGTTCCACCAGATGCTGCCTATTCTGGAAGAGCTTTTTCAAATGGCGTGAGATATGTTATTGAAGGAGTCTTTGGCTGGGAAGAAGTTCCTCAACAAGTAGAGCAGGCATGTATTGAACTCATGGGCCACTACTTTGAAAAAGATAATAACTGGAAAGATCATTATATTAAAAATATATCTACATTTGACTGGGACTTTGAATATGACTCAAAGGTTTTTTCTGGAACAGGCTGCGCTTATGCAGATAAACTGCTCTCTCCATTCATAGTAACACAAATGGTGTTGATATAAGTGTCTGGCATTGTAGACTCAGTTCTTTCTATGAAGCTAGATGTCTATAGACAGATAGATTCTCAAGATTTAGACACTGGTGCAATAAAAAAAGAATGGGTCTATTTTAAAACAATAGACTGTCATGCAAAAGGTGTTATTAGCAATTCAGCTACAACAAGATCTAGCGACAAGCAGATATTCTCTAACAAATATGTCAATGATCAAATTATTCAAGTCAGAACATCCGAAAGACTTACCCTTAGAGAAAAAATTACAAACATTAGAAATGTTGACGGCATAGTAATTTGGACAGAGCTAAACTATCCAACAGAGTCACCAACAGTTTTTGAAATTATGGGAACAACACCGATAACAGATCCATTCGGTAAAATAATAGGATATAACTCTTCTCTTAAAAGATCGGAGAATCAGTTAATTGGACTCTAGCGTAGCTCTTATTCAAGCTGCCAGCGGTCTTAGAAAATTAATGGCTGGTAGCGCACCAGGCGTTATCAAAGATACTACAGTTGCTCAAATATCAGCGCTTCTATATTACAAATCAAGCGTTGTTTCTAAATTAACTAGAAATAGATCTTTTATAAATACATTTAACAAAACTATATATGACCAGTTAGAAAAAGATTTTGGTCTATACATGGATGCAAAAGCAAGAACTCAGCCAAAGCAGCATCACCATTTATATGAGTGGAAAAAGACTGGAAATAAAAATCAAAGACTATTTTCCTTATCTATGAATCCATCAAATGGATTAGGGTTTAGCATATCATATGAATTCAAGCAGTCAAAATCATTTGTGCCTACTGGTAAAGGTAAGCACAAGCATGTGTTTGCAAACAAGGCGTCTGTTATGGAAAGTGGGGAGCCAGTAGTTATTAGGCCAACATATTCAGAAAGACTAGTATTTGATGTGAGCGGATATACAGTATTTATGCCAAAGGGTGCAAGTGTTACGGTATCAAAACCTGGAGGTCCTGGAGTAAAGAACTCATTTGCTGCAGGATTTAATTACTTCTTTAAAAGTAATTTAGTAAGCTCATCAATTAAAAGATCTGGATTCCAAGCAATATTTTCTGCTGCCATGACAAAAGCATTAAAGGCGCCAGCAAGCATCAAAAAGGTGCAATATAATTTTTCTTCTAATACAATAGATCTTGAGGCAGATCAAGCCCTTATGAGAGCATTTGGAGGAGCAGTACTATGACAGCAAACTATAAACTTGATGCCTCATTTGAGGTAAGAAAATTTTTGTGGGACGAATTAGTATCTAATAATATATTTGATACTGCTGATTATTACAGTGATAATATAGGCGGAATGGTTAATCCAGTAATACCTGTACAGCAACAGCCAGAACTAAATCAATTTTTAAGCGGGAAAAAACATATTGTTTATGACAAAATAGGTACATCCGTAGAAGAAAATTGGATGATCTCATGCGATCAATTACTATTTACAATATATGCTGTAGATATATTAGATTTAACAGAGATAAGAAATTTCATGATTGATTTATTTAGAAGAATGGATGACTCTGCAAGGGACGTAAACGCCCTTGAGAGCCTCTCTGACAAGTTTAAGTTCCATAGCCTATATGTTGTAGATGTATCTCCTGTAGCCCCTTCAGAAGAGCTCCAGGGGCTTTTAACAGCCGATATAACAATAGAGGCTAAGTACTCACGCATATTAGACAATAATGGCAGATATTTATAATTTGCCTTATCACTCAGAATGGCTTAGAATTATCCTAAGAGAAAAGAGCCTAGCCAGCTAATTTTAAATTTTAAATTTTACAGGAGGTAAAACATTATGGCACAAGCCACAGGTAATGCTAAGAATATTCTAGTCGGTGCTTCACCACTATTTCTTTCTAGCTTAGATATTACAACAACAGGTTATGTAGAAAATGCAGAGCCAGGTCTTGGACTTGCTTCTGGAGATACAACAGTAGGAGTACCAGCATTCCAATCAACAGTATCTTACACAGACACACTTAACGGTGTAGATATGGTTGCAAACAAGTTCGGTTATCGTAACGTAGGTTACACAAATAACGGTCTTCAGATCACATATAACCCAACATATGATTCAGTAACAGTAGATCAGCTTCTCGATACAGCGAAGCTCTTCAAGTCTGCAATGGAAGTTATGATTGCAACAGAAATGTCAGAAGGTACACTTGAGAACGTTCTCATTGTATTCGGACAGGAATCAGATACACTTACAACAACAGGATCAGGTACTTCTTTAAAGAAGACACTCGGTCTTGAGGCAGGTGCTCTCGGATCAGCTCCAACAGAGCGTCAGCTCATTGCAGTAGGTCAGGGACCAACATCACTCGGTACAAAGGCAGAGCGTGTATATTATGCACGTCGTGTTCTTTCAGTACAGCAGTCACAGTTCTCACTTGCACGTAATACTCCAACCACATTCCCAGTCACATTCCGTCTTCTCCCATCAGGAGACAGCGCATATGCAGGCCAGGAATACGGTAAGATTATTGACCGTGTTTTGACAGCATAATTAATTAAAATTAATTACAGAAGCCCCTGAGAAATCAGGGGTTTTCTGCTTGTATTAGTAAAATAAGTTTAGTATAATAATGAAGACACTATCCAAGGAGGATAAATTGGCAACTACAGTATATGACGTAGAAGTAATTAAACTACAAGATGACACAGAGGTACTACTAAAGCCTCTAGCAATTAGCTCGTTAAGAAAGTTCATGAAAGAAATGGACAAGTTTGGAAAAGCAAAGACAGAAGATCAGACACTTTCAATTCTGATTGATGCATGTGCAGTAGCGCTTGAAAAGCAAGCACCAGAACTTGTTGCAGATAAAGAAAAGCTTGAAGAGGCATTAGACCTTCCAACAATTTATCGTATCATTAAGATCTGTGGCGGAATCGATCTTGAAAACCCAAACCTAGTAGCGGCAGCTCTGGAAGCAGCTGGGGAGATCTAGATCTAGCCGCTTTAGAAGGAGAGATTTTTCTTCTGGGTCATTGGAAAAATTACCAGGAGTTAGAAGAAAATCTTTCAATGCCAGAAATGGTGCAAACGTTTAGATCAATGCAGAAGACAGAAGGAGATAAAAGAAAGTTTCTAGCATCACTTCAAGGCATTGATTTAAATGAAGATAATGAGGAGGAAAAGACGTTCGACGATATTCGAAGAAAAGCATTAGGAATTAATGCTAGCGCAGATGATGTAGTTTCACTACAAGGATCATTTGCACAGGAAGCTGGATTCGGAGTCGGAGCAGGTCTTGGATACACAGAGATAAATGGCTGATGAGCAAATAGTAACAAATATAGTAGCCAACGCTGATTTTTCTGGTCTGATATCAGACTTAGCAAGAGTCACAAGCGCACTTAATAATTTGCAAAATCAGGCTGGTGCAACAAATAAAGCCCTAGCAAATCAAATTTCTGTAATGAATCGCCAGTTCGGTGATACATTAAGAAGCACTGGTCAGTTTACTACACACTTTGTTACTATTGGCTCTGACGTTGAAAAGTTTGGACGCAACCTAGATTCTGGTCGTGGAAAACTGCGTGATTTTTATGGAGCATGGCAAGGCTACCATAAGCAAGCTGGCGGATTAGTTAGAGATTTAGCTAAGCAGCAAGTACAATTACAAAATTCAATTCTTCAGCCACTAGGTAGAAACGCTGATGGAATGATGCGTTTTGCCGTACAAGTTCCAAGAGGCTTAGATGAGATAAAGAATAAGACTGCAATTACTAGACAAGAATTGCAGATCATGAACCGTGTTGTTCAAGAAGGTGCAAATCAATTAATTAACTGGGGTAAAAATACTCAGTGGGCTGGTCGTCAATTAACAGTAGGACTCACAGTACCAATTGCAGCATTTGGTAAGGCTGCTGCAGATGCATTTAGACAAGCTGATGAAGAGCTTGTAAGACTTACCAAGGTTTATGGAGATGTGGCTGGAACATCTGCTGTTGAGTTAGGTAAAGTAAGAAAAGAAGTTGTTGATACAGCAAAAGAATTAGCTGCATCTATGGGTGCTGGATTTAAGGATACATTGGCCTTATCTGCAGATATTGCAGCAACAGGAAAAACTGGAACAGAGTTATTAGGCTCAATTAGAGAAACAACAAGACTTGCAATCCTTGGTGAAGTAGATAGAACAGAGGCTATGAAGGCCACCCTTGCAATTCAGTCTGCATTTAAGCAAAATACAGATGAACTTGCAGAATCAATTAACTTCCTTAACGCAGTTGAAAACCAGACATCAACAACTCTTAATGACTTGGTAGAGGCAATTCCAAAAGCTGGTCCAGTAATTAAAGGACTTGGCGGAAGCGTACAAGATCTTGCACTTTATCTTACAGCTATGCGTGAAGGTGGTATTAACGCTTCAGAAGGAGCAAACGCATTAAAGTCTGCTCTTGCATCACTTATTAACCCAACTGATGTTGCGGTACAGAAATTCAGAGGTTTTGGAATAGACCTCCTTGGAATTGTAGAGGGAAATGCAGGAAATGTCACAAACACATTGCTTGCCCTACAGGGTGCATTAGATAACTTAGATCCACTTCAAAAACAACAGGCAATTGAGCAGTTATTTGGAAAGTTTCAGTTTTCAAGACTTAACGCTTTATTTGAAAATTTAGGAAAGCAAGGATCTCAAACCCTTCAAGTTTTAGACTTAATGAAGGCAACCACTGGAGAGCTTTCAGATTTAGCGGGTCGAGAATTATCGGCTGTAACAGAATCTGCATCAGGTAAATATAGAAGAGCACTCGCAGAATTAAAGGCAGACCTAGCAACAGTTGGAGAAAAATTCTTAACAATCAATACTTATTTAATTAAGTTCGTAGACAAGATTGTAGATTTTGCAAATAACTTGCCAGGACCAATTAAAGCAATCCTAGGATTCCTTGGAGGAATTACTGCAATTGCTGGTCCACTCATTATGCTTACTGGTGTGCTTGGAAACTTCTTTGGATACATTATTAAAGGTGTATCACACTTTAAAGCATTGTTTAAGGGCGCAGAAGGATGGAAGCTTTTAACTCCAGAAATATTAGCAGCAAATCAGGCTGGAGATTTAGTAGAACAAACATTCTATTCTGACGCAAAGGCTGCTGCAGTATTAAATCAAGCGCTTAGAGACTTAACTGCACAATATGATGCTCTAGCTATGAGAGCACAATCTGGAGCAATATCAATTAATCCAGTTCTCACTAATATATCAGCACAAGCTCAGGCTCAAGGAGCATCACGAATTGTTGATCCTAATCATCCATTAGTTGGCGCATATGATACAAGAGCTAGCGCACATATGGTTCCTAGAAAAGTTGATCAACCACGAAGCATATTTGGACTTGTTCCTTCATCTATACCAGTAAACGCTGCAATTGGAGAAAATCCAATGATTTACTCAGAAGGAGAGATGCCTAATATTCCTGGTGTTACGTCAATACCTTCAACCAGAACTATTGGTGGAGTAAGACAAACAGTAGATGTTTCTACTGGAGTAGTTGCTTCCGAGGCAGCAAAGCACCATGCATATATGGCAACTCTAGCTATGCAGTCACAGGATGAAATAGCAGCATTAAAGAAAACAATAGCAACAACTGGAACAGTTTCTACTCAATTTATGAGTACATTCGATGACATTCTTCCGATAACAACTAGAATTACTCAAAACGCAGCAGCGCAATCTGCAGCTATTATTGCTGAATTACAGCAAGGAAGAATTACGGCTGCTGTTGCAAGAGATAGAATTATTGCTCTTAACTTAGCAGTAGAGAGAGACCTTGGTTTAGCTACATCTGCATACGCTGGAACTGTAGGAAGAACAATTAATTTAACTAACGTTCCAGGAACAACTCAGCCAGTCCAAACCGCAACTGGTAAATCTAACATGCGTGAAATGTTTAAGACAAGAACTGGTGGAATATTTAAGAGAATAGCAGAGGCTATTGGTGTAAGAACATCAGGTGCTGGATATAATATAGAAACAACTAAGTTTAGAAGATTTAA